ATCAGAGAGCTATGTCTTTAAGGTAGATGGGGATAATATAATGTCAATTTATTCAGAGGCTAATGGTTTGGGTGGGGTACAAAATAAGAGAGTTGGTGTTGGCACAATAGTCCCTGAATATGGTTTAGATGTTGAGGGAACATTTAGAGCTGAATCTAGTGGGGGCTCAATTATATTAAATTCAGCTGGCAACGTCGGTATTGGCACAGCCGCTCCTTCTCAAAAACTTCATGTTGCTGGAGCAGCCCAACTTGATGCTGTATCATGGGGAGTTACTCCTGGTCAATCCCAGAGCTTAGCTCTATCAACTGTCGAATATGTTAATGCTAGAGCAGGTGATCCTATTGGTACTGGTATCTCTAGCCAAACTTTAAGACACGATGGCACTGGTTGGGTGGCTGATTCCAATTTATTTAATACCGGAACGAATGTAGGCATTGGAACAACGAATCCAGATTCTAAATTACATATTGTAAGTAATGTGGACCTAGGAGACGCCCTGGTACTTGAATTTGCTGGCACTTCGCAGGGTGGACCGTATATGACATTTCAATATAATGAAGGAGCTTATACTCCTTCTGAGACAGGAGACTTATGGGGAGGAATAAGGGGTAGGTCAGCATATAGTAGTGGAACATATTCTGGCTATGGTGGTGCAATTGAATTTAGACAAGACGGAACATTAAGTAGTGTTAGTACGCCTGCTGCTATAACATTTAGTACTACAGATAATGGAACTACAATATTAGATGAAAGAATGAGAATAACTTCAGGTGGCAACGTTGGTATCGGCACAATCATTCCTTCTCAAAAACTTCATGTTGCTGGAGCAGCCCAACTTGATGCTGTATCATGGGGAGTTACTCCTGGTCAATCTCAGAACTTAGCTCTATCGACTGTCGAATATGTTAATGCTAAAACTGGTGGTGCTGGCGGTGTTGGTGCCGGTATCTCTAGCCAAACTTTAAGACACGATGACACTGGTTGGGTGGCTGATTCGAATTTATTTAACACCGGAACGAATGTGGGGATTGGAACGACGAATCCTTTAGTTAAACTTGAAATTAACGGTGACGTCTTTACCCCAGACTTCAAAATATTAGGTAGTGTAAGAAAACAATGGATAGGAGTTAATTCTCCTAGTGTTAACTCAAGCGGTAGTTCATTTACATCTAATGCAGTTATGGCCCCTAATGGCACAACCACTGCCATGGAGTTATTGTGTACTAGTGGTGGATCACCTTGGGATTTTTATTACCCAACCTTTAATTACATAGCCAACAAACAATATACTATCGGAGTTTGGGTAAAATTAGGTACAGCAACTAATTTCGCAATAGCTCCAAATAATGCACTGGCTTTTGGGACAATTACTGGTAAAACCTTTGATGTAACTGATGGGTTAAGTACAACAGAATGGACTTATGTTAGTTTTGATTTTTCTACGAATACCACTAATGTAAATTTACATTTTGGCGGACATGGAAATACCTCTTTGCAAGCCCAACAAACTGCAGGTACTGTATATGTATGGGGTTGGGAAATAAATGAAGCAACAGCAACCGCAGCAGTATCTAGGAATTTAAGGGTAAATGGTAACTTGTCAACAGTAAATGGTTTATTTTCAGGTTCACTCATCGCAACTAGTGGGGTGTTCTCAACAAGTATTACAAATCCTTTATTAATAGGAGGAACTGCGGTAGGCTCTAAAATAACCTATAAATCTACAACAGGAGCGGGAACAGCCGCAGGTATTGCACATCAATTCGTAGGAGGAACGAATGGTGCAACAGTAGCAGCTACTATTTTGAATAGTGGCTCCGTTGGGATTGGCACTACTAATCCGGATAAGAAATTGGAAGTGGCTGGTTCTAGTAATAGTGCTATTGCTAAATTTTCAGGCACACAACCAACGAGAGGATTGCTTATTTCTACGTATGCGGTAGGAGGGAGTACTACTGATAGTGGAGTAGATATTAATGCTCAAGCTACAATTAATTCTGCATTAAGATTTAGTACAGGAAATGCAGCTAGAATGTTAATAGATAGTACCGGCAACGTCGGTATCGGAACAACCACTCCTTCTCAAAAACTTCATGTCGCTGGAGCAGCTCAACTTGATGCTGTATCCTGGGGAGTTACTCCTGGTCAATCCCAGAGCTTAGCTCTATCAACTGTCGAATATGTTAATGCTAAAACAGGTGGAGCTGCTGGTGTTGGCGCTGGTATTTCTGGTCAAACTCTAAGACACGATAACACTGGTTGGGTGGCTGATTCCAATGTATTTAATACCGGAACGAATGTAGGTATCGGAACGACGAATCCTCAGCACAAACTGTCTGTAATGGGGAGCGGTTATTTTTTAGGAGATACTAGCGTTCCCAATGCACCTGTTGATTTAGGTTTTTATTTGGGGAAATCTTTATCTGATGAAAATAGAAGAATGGAGGTAGTTTCTCCTGCTGGTGGGGTTAGTTATATTGATTTTACTCAACCAAGTTCAGATTTTAAGGGTAGAATTGCTTATTATTTAAGTGATAATTCTTTTCGATTTTATACTAATACATCTGAGAAATTAAGAATTGATGCCTCTGGCAATGTCGGAATTGGAACGGCAAATCCTGGGACACTTTTAACTTTAGGTGGTATTCCAACTATCGGCGTAGACACTATTGATGGGAGTGATAATAAATCACTTAAGCTCACTGGGGGCGGAGTAGAGTCTAGTAGCCGTGGAGCCGTAATTGTTCTTGGAGGAAATGAGCATAGCACTTATGCTGGTAATTTACTTTTGAATCCTGGTAACACTGCTAATGGGCAAGTTCAAATTGATGCGACTATGTATGTTGGGGGCGGTAATGTTGGTATAGGAACAACGAGTCCAGGGGCGAATTTAGAGGTAAATGGAACTACTACAGTTCCCCAAATAATTGATTCAACTGCTGCAAGTGTTTTTACTTCTTACAAAATAGGGGGGGTTCAAAAAAGCCTTATCGGCTATAGTTCTGTTGGAGGATTTGGAGTTGTGAATGGTGCAGGAAGTACTGTTAATTTATTTGTAAAAGATGACGGCAACGTCGGTATCGGAACAACCACTCCTTCTCAAAAACTTCATGTTGCTGGAGCAGCCCAACTTGATGCTGTATCCTGGGGAGTTACTCCTGGCCAATCCCAGAGCTTAGCTCTATCGACTGTCGAATATGTTAATGCTAAAACTGGTGGTGCTGGCGGTGTTGGTGCCGGTATCTCTAGCCAAACTTTAAGACACGATGGCACTGGTTGGGTGGCTGATTCCAATTTATTTAATACCGGAACGAATGTAGGGATTGGAACGACGAATCCTTTAGCATTATTACATTTGCGAACAGCGGGGGTAGATTTAAAAATGACTGATACAAATACTCCGTTTTTGACATTGGGATTGGCGTCTGAGGTTGGTGGTCAATTAATAGATTATGGATCGAATTTTAGTCAACTTGGGGACAGAAATGCTGTTTATCCAGGCGGATTTTTTAGGATTGACTTAAGAGCAGGTAGTGAATCTCAATTTTTTAATCTTAAATTTGTTCCTGCGGGTGGCACGGAACAAACTGTTTATACAGTAAGTACTATGGGTAATATGACAACTGCTGGTAACTTAACCGTTAAAGGAACAGGAAATTCTTCTTTCGTTGGCAACGTCGGTATCGGAACAACCACTCCTTCTCAAAAACTTCATGTTGCTGGAGCAGCCCAACTTGATGCTGTATCCTGGGGAGTTACTCCTGGTCAATCCCAGAACTTAGCTCTATCGACTGTCGAATATGTTAATGCTAAAACAGGTGGTGCTGGTGGTGTTGGCGCTGGTAGCTCTGGTCAAACTTTAAGAAACACTGGTTCAGCTTGGGTGGCTAACTCTACTTTATTTAACAATGGTACTAATGTTGGTATTGGAACTACTAATCCATTAAAAAAATTGCAAGTTAATGACGGAGTACTTATTGGTAATACATACACTGCTGCAGGAGCAGTATTTTCTAGTGTTACTCAGGCCCAACTTATTTTAGGTGGTAGTCATAATGCAGGATATAACATTGGGGATAATGTTGCAAAACTACTTATTACAGGACAGGATAATGATGATTCAACGACTATTTATCCAATTTATGTCCAAGATGAAAATGGCACTGTTGATTTTTGGTTAAAGAATAGGCAAGGAGCATCTGCAAAACCAATTGCGTATTTTGCAGGCAACGTCGGTATTGGCATCACTAATCCAACTGCATTATTGGAGGCTTATGGAGTGAATCCAAATATAGTAATTAGTTCACCAACATCAAATGTCTTAGCTTATCAATTTGATGAAGCTAATTCAGGAACAATAAATGGACAATTAAAATGGGATGGTGTAAATAATCTATTACAATTATCAACAGCAACGGCGGGAGACGTAATAACAATTAAAGATAGTAATAGTAATGTAGGTATCGGCACAACCATTCCTTCTCAAAAACTTCATGTCGCTGGAGCAGCCCAACTTGATGCTGTATCATGGGGAGTTACTCCTGGTCAATCCCAGAACTTAGCTCTATCGACTGTCGAATATGTTAATGCTAAAACTGGTGGTGCTGGCGGTGTTGGTGCCGGTATCCCTGGTCAAACTTTAAGACACGATGACACTGGTTGGGTGGCTGATTCCAATTTATTTAATACTGGAACGAATGTAGGTATTGGGACGACTAGTCCAGGAAAAACATTAGATGTTAATGGGACTATTCAAGCGGCAACAATGCTTATAACCAATTTAATGAGACCGATTGGCACTCAAATACAATTAGGAATATCAACTGAGTCGATTTATATTCCTGGCAATGTAGGGATTGGGACCACAGCGCCTAATTATAAACTTGAAATTGCTGGCAGCACTAATGTAACTCCTATCAACTATATTTATAATGGTGGTTTTGAAAATGGATCATTAGATAGCTGGGTTAATGGTGGGTTTTTAATTGATAATTCAATTACTCAAGCTTATTCCGGTACACGCTCTATGCGTTTTTATAGCGTGAGTTATAACTGGCGATCGGCGACTTATATTATTGATAATCCGGCGCAGTATATAGGAAAAAGACTTTCTTTTTCATTCTGGATGAGGGGTGATAGTACAAATTTTCTTAATACTGATTTTATAAGTGGTCACCCTCATTTTGGAACTAATGCTGATTCTTATTCTTGGTCTACTTTAAATGCATCTAATGCTGATGGGTTTACCAGCGCTAGATTACAAGATAATACCTGGTATCGTTATACTGGTTCTTTTACCGTTCCAGCTGGTACTACTAATCTTTATCTTTCTATACCAGTTTGGATTGGCAAAACGCCCAATGGTTTGAACACTGCTTTTACTGGTATTTATATTGATGATGTTATTGTTACTACTGGAGCCGTGCCAGAATATACTCCTTTAGCCAGGGATAGTAGTGATAATATTATTGTTTCTGGCAACGTCGGGATCGGCACAGCCGCTCCTTCTCAAAAACTTCATGTTGCTGGAGCAGCCCAACTTGACGCTGTATCCTGGGGAGTTACTCCTGGTCAATCCCAGAGCTTAGCTCTATCAACTGTTGAATATGTTAATGCTAAAACTGGTGGAGCTGCTGGTGTTGGCGCTGGTATTTCTGGTCAAACTTTAAGACACGATAACACCGGTTGGGTGGCTGATTCTAATTTATTTAATACCGGAACGAATGTAGGGATAGGGACGACGGCCCCAGGAGAGAAATTAGATATTTCTGGAACCGTAAAAGCATTGAATGGAGATGAGATTGGTTATCGACCATTTGCCCAATTTTATTCTTATGATACTGTAAAACATAATTATTGGAATAGAATTTTTCAATTAGCTCCTGGTACGGCCAATATAACTTTTCAGGCACTAATTAAAGATGATCGTAATTATGTAGATTATGGTCTTTATGTTGTTCAGGCTAGTAAATATTCAGATATTAATTTTAGTCTTGAAGTTGATAGGTTGGCAGGAAATAATATAGATCCTTTTTATGTTACGATTGATGCTGATGGATATGTGTGGATAAAAGGAACCGGTGCATGGAGTTATTTTGCTGGTTATAAGGTTTTACAGAATTATTTAACCACTATTCTTAGTGATGATGATATTTTAACTCAAGAGGTTTCTCCCAGTGCAACAATGGATACGACGGTTTCAACTTATAAGAAGGGCACTCTTTCTGCTGGAGTTTTTACACTTATTCCATCAAATTCTGGTTTTAGTGATATAGTTAGAAGCACGACAGGCAACATTGGTATAGGTAAAACAAACCCAGTCTATAAACTAGATGTTGCTGGTACAGCCAATTTTGATGGCCTTGCCTATGGCATTACTCCAGGTTCAACTCAAACTCTAGCTCTTTCTACAGTAGAATATGTTAATGCTAAAGTTGGAGGAAGTGGAGGAATAGCAACTGGAACAACGGGTCAAACATTAAGACATGACGGTACCAGTTGGATAGCTAATTCTGCACTATACAACAATGGTACTAATGTGGGGATTGGGACGACGAGTCCGGGGGGGAAGTTGGAGGTGAACGGAATCAGCAGGTTTAATTCTGGAGCAAGTTTTTCTGCTATTAATACGGGATTTTCCTCTGCTCATGGTTATTCTACAGGTAATTGGGGAATAAGGTTGGGAGCTACAGGAGGCGCAGGAGTAATTCAAGCTGCACAAGATTCAACAGCTTATCCAGTTTCAATTAATCCTTACGGCGGCAACGTCGGTATTGGTACAACCGCTCCTTCTCAAAAACTTCATGTTGCTGGAGCAGCCCAACTTGATGCTGTATCCTGGGGAGTTACTCCTGGTCAATCCCAGAGCTTAGCTCTATCAACTGTTGAATATGTTAATGCTAAAACAGGTGGTGCTGGTGGTGTTGGTGCCGGTAGCT